AGAAATAGGACAATTCTTTAAAGGTGCAACAGCAGAATTAGAAGATTTTATTAAAAAGATTAATGAACTTAACGAGGAATTATACAAGATAGCAGCTAAAGCTGAAGCTAGACAAATAAAAGGTGAAGCATTAATAGGAATAATAGGTTCTAATGCTGATTTAAAACAAAGAGAAACTGCATTAGCAGAATTAAAGAAATTATATTCAGATAGTGAAGCTATTAAGAAATTAACTATTGAATCCGACAATAGAGCAATGATTGCTGCATTAAATAATGCATCTATACAATTTCAAGTAACTGAAAAGGAAAAAAATAATAATACAAAACTAGAGGAAGCATTATTACAAAGAAGAAAACTAGAAGCAAAAAGAAGTGCAGAATTAAATTTAATTACAGGTGAAAAAATAGAAGGTAAAGCAGGAAGGGTTGTAACAATAGCTGAACAAGAAGCACCTATATATAGAAAATATTCTAAAGATTTTGAGAAGGTAGAATCAGATATTGCTAAATTTAAATCTGGTGTAATATCACTAAATGCAGAATTATCAAAATATGAAAAGGTTGATAATAAGCAAAATAAGATTAGTGAACTTGATAAGGCGTTACAAGAATTAAATAAAGACCTTTTAGAAGGGGAAAATAAATTAAAAAGAAATAAATTATTTGAAACTTCAGGAGAAAAATCTTTTGCTTTAAATCAATTAAATGCAATAGAAAAAGCTATTAATACAATAGCAGGAATATCTGGTCCAGCAGCAGATGCAGCAATACAAAAATTATTGCAACAAGAAAATGCCATTTATGAAAAGTATTATAGTGGCAAACCAAGAATAGGTATGGGTGAATTAGATTCATCAATTTTACCTACAAGTACTTCTTATCGTACAACTGATAAATACACAGGAGGAGGTGAAAAAGCATTAGACCCAGCAAGAACTGCAAGAGAAAGGGTAATGCTTGATTTAGAAGCTAATCGTATTATTGCTGAGGCAGACAAAGAAAGACAAAAAGAGAATAGTAAATTATTAAAAAAGCAGCAACAAGATTACGAACAATTTGCTGGTACAATTTCAAATAATGTTACTAATGCATTTATGGGGTTATTTGATGCTATGGAAAGAGGTGCAAATATAGGTATGGCACTTGAGGATATGTTTAAAAACTTAGCTAAACAAATTGCAGCATCAGTTATTCAAGCATTGTTATTTAAAGCAATTATGAACGCTATCTCAGGAGGTGCTGGTGGAGCAATAGAAGGTGGAGCAGGAGCAGCAGATTTATTGTTTGCTGGATTGGCTACTGGTGGAGTAGTAACTAAACCAACTCTTGCATTGATAGGAGAAGGTTCAGAAAGTGAGGCAGTTATGCCATTAAGTAAGTTAAGTAACTTTTTAAATACTTCTTTTAACGCAGGAGCAATGAGTGGTAATACAACAAGTAATGGTGGACAATTTGTATTAAGAGGTCAAGATTTATTACTTGCAGTAAATAGAAGTCAAAAGGCATCAAACATTAAAGGACAATCAATCAGTTTAGCATAATGCCTTACGGATTAAGATATACAATAACTCAAATTTTAAGGAATGGTAATAACCAAGTACTTGAGATTTATGAGAGAGATTATGTTGCTGGAGTAGTTAAAACCTATAAGCCAGTATCAATAATAGTACAACCTAACTCAAACGAGGAATATCCTTACCCTACAATAATATCTACTCAGGTTAACTTTTCTATATTATTAGAAACGCAAGATGATTACGACCAATTCCCTAATGTACTTACTCAAGATGATAGGAAGTATTATGTAGTATTAAAAGAAAGTACAAATGTAATGTGGAGAGGTTTTTTGTTTAATGATTATACTCAAATGGGTTTTTCAACAGGCATTACTCAAGCAGACTTTACTTGTATTGATGCTATTTCTTTTATTCAAAATATTGAATATGTAAGAGATGATAGTATTAATCAATTAGACACTCAATTAAATGTAATTAGTAATGGATTAAAGTTATTAGGTTATCCAGATGTACTTAATTTAGTTGTGGCTTGTTCATACTTTGCAGATGGAATGAATGATAGACAAGATGCAGTAAGTAACGAGCCATTTAGCCAAATCTATCAGTATAGAAGGGATTTTATGGGTGAGTCATACTATGATATTATTGGCAAAATAATGACCTCATTTAATTGTAGAATGTTTCAAGCTAATGGAGACTGGTGTATATTCTCAATGAATGAGATGGCAGCTACTACTAATTATTTTACTAAATATAATATTCTAGCTACTCCTACAATAACAAGTAGTGGTGTTTTAAGTAATACAGTTAACATAGTTCCTTATGCAGATGGTAATGTGCATTTTATAAATAATAGTCAAGTAAAACTATTAAAAAAAGGGTTTTATAATATACAAGGGAGAGGTGCTTATGAATCAGCTTTAAACTATTGCGACAATGCAGACTTAAAGTTATATAGTGGATTTACTGCCGTAGGATTTATACCTTCTTTTAGTGGCACAGGTACAGTTCAAATAATTGCTGATGCTAATTCACAATTTAATCAATACTTTATAACTAGAGGTTCTAGTGGGGATGCTTCAATATCTACTGGTAATACTGCATTGCCTGATTTTTACTTACCATATATAGGTGAAGTGCCTTTTAATTTAAGTTTTGAACATAGAACATTTGCAAGTGCTAAACTGCAAATAAAAATGATTACAGTAGGTGGTACAAAATATTTAGATACAAATGGTATATGGGCATCCACAGTACAAAATATAGCAATACCTGATAGTAGTATTGAGTTTGGAACATTTAGTAAAGATATTCCACCTTACTTAGAATTTGGTGTACCTATATATGGAAGATTACAATTTAGTATAATAGTAAATGCAAGTGGGGAAAGTGGGTATTATAAGAACTTTATAATTACAAGAGCAACAAGTCAAGTTAAATATATAGAAGCTAATTATAATCCTAATAATGCAGACCAATCTACTTTAAAAGTATTTGAGCAACCTTATGGGAATAATTATCCATCTGTAACTTCTCCTGCTCTTGGCTATTCATCAAATAAAGGGGTTTTATGTGCTTCGGATGGTACATTCTTAAAGAATTGGTATTCATCTTGTCCTAGTGGCACTCCTTTAGGAGCAGTAGATTTAGTTGTATTTATGACTTATCAAAATATAAGAAACCTAAATAAGAATGTAGCAACAGTAGAATGTGATTTAGGAGAACATATAAGCGGTGGAGGATTTGTCTATTTAGATAAGGTTTTTACTACAACTGATACAGTTACAGGAAACTTGTCTTATACTGGTAAGAAATTCATAATGAATAGAGTAAGCCAAAATGCTTATGTAAACGAATTAAACTCAGTTCAGTTAATTGAGGTAAGTGTTGCTGAGATAAATGCATTTATCATTCCAAATTACATAACAGATGTAGGTCAACTAGGGCCATTCTGGATAGGACAATTTAATATTAATATAGTTTAACTTTGCAATATGGCAGATAAAGTACAAGGTAATAATATGATTCTCTATTGGCAAAATCCCAATGGAGTATTCTATCTAAATGGTGGTGTGTCAAAAGGCACAATAGGTGGTAATTCTTACTATCAATTTAGTTCTACTGAAAATGTAGGTGCTAGTGTAAACTTTACTGCAACAGGAGACAATGTTATAGCTAGATTTATTACAGATGTGAATAAACCTAATATGACTTCTATCCCTGCTGGAACTTGGACTTTTAGTTCTTATGTTTCTTTAACTTTTAGTTTAGATTATTCTCCTTCTTTTTATTTTGTGGTTTCTAAATACAACGGAACTACATTTACGACAATAGCAACAAGTTCTACTACTGTATTAACTTCACTTAGCAAGACATTATATTCTACTTCATTGACCTTCCCAGCTACATCACTTGATGCAACTGATAGAATAGTAGTAACTGTCTATCCTTTAAATGTAGGTGCAAGAGATATTTTCTTTTACACTCAGGGAACTAATGTTTCTAAGGTAACGACTACAATACCAACGGATATTCCTTTTGCTTGTTCAACAAATTGTTCTTTCTCGGTTAATGTGGACCAAAAAGAAGTAACATCTCAAACGAGTGCTTGGTATCGTGAATTTAAGAACGACATAGCTAATTGGAGTGTGAATTGCGATGGATTAATAACATTAGAGAATTACGGATATTTATACCTATTGCAAACGCAACAAAATAGAACACAAATAGCCATTAAATTTGCTATTGACAATGGAGTAGATGGCTTAGTAATTATAGGTGGAAATTGTAATCTTACGAGTTTACAAATCAATGCTCCTTACAAGGACATAGGTACTTATTCAGTAGGTTTACAAGGTTCTGGTCCTTATACAACTTCAGGAGTTTCAATAAATCAAAATGGTGTGATAATAACGGCAAGTAGTCAAGTGTATATGAAATCTTCAACGGCAGCTGGTGGAGAGACTACTATTACTTTTGCAGATATGATAGGAAAGACTTGTCTAGGCTTTACAAGAGGTGGTGTAGAGGTAAGAGAGATACTTACAACAGGAACTCCTACAAACGACCAAATTAAGTTTACAAGTGCAAGTGGTGTGGTTACTTTTGGAAGGGCATTAGAATCAGATGAATTTATTAGAGGAATATTTCAATAATTAATATGAGCAATCAATTACAAATATCAGGAGCAGCAAAAATTAGGAGCATACAAGGTCCAGTAGTGGCTAATAGTGGTGTAATAACTGCCTTAGATGGCGATGCTTCTCAATATGTTAGAGGAGATGGTACTTTAGCTGATTTTCCTACATCAACAGGTGGAGGTAGTTCGGTTTCTTATTATCTTAATACAAGTGTAAGTCAAGGTACGATAGGTGGGGTTGCTTATAAACAATTAAGTAAAGTTCCTATTAGTGGTGCTGGAACTGATGTTACTATTTCGGCTAATGGTTACATAGCAAGTTATATTACTGATGCTAATGACCCTGCTTTATTAGAAGTACCTGCTGGAAACTTTAATTGTGAGTTTTATTTTAGTGTAAACTCTAATTCTCACAATCCTTATGTTTATGCAGAACTTTACAAGTATGATGGTTCAACTTTTACTTTATTAGGTTCTAATCAAGCAATCCCAGAATATTTAACTAATGGAACTACATTAAGTGCTTATTATTTTGCTATTCCTGTGGCTACTTCGGTTTTAACTATAACTGATAGAATAGCAATTAGAATATATGTAAACGTAGATGGTAGAACTGTTACTTTACATACTGAAAACAATCATTTGTGCCAAGTAGTTACGACCTTTTCTAAGGGATTGACTACATTAAATAGTTTAACAAGACAAGTACAATTCTTTCAAACAGGCACAAGTGGAAGTGATTTTGCAATATCTTCAAGCGTAGCTACTCATACTTTTAATTTGCCTGTGGCTTCGGCTGCAAATACTGGTAAATTGAGTTCAACTGATTGGAGTACATTTAATGGCAAAGTTCCTTATACAGGAGCAACTGCTAATGTAGATTTAGGACTATTTTCGCTTAAAGCAAATGGTATATTAGCATACGGAAATGGAACTGCTGGTGGTATAGTTTCTTTTACACAAACTGGAACTTTAGCTGGTGTAGCTACTGGTGCTGCTTCAATTGGTTCTGTATCTGCTGGTAAATTAAATATTTATTTTGGTGATGCAGGTTTAGAGGCTGCTATATTAGATAACTCTTTATTAACTGCTGATAGAACATACAATCTACCAGATGCTTCAGGTACTCTAGCACTTACTTCTAATTTATCTTCTTACGTTCCTTATACAGGAGCAACTGCAAACGTTGATTTAGGGTTGAATAATTTAACTGCAAATAATGTATTTGGAGAAACAAGTTTAAATGTTAAAGTATTACCAAGTGGTTCTGTTTTTTCAACAGGATATTCTGTTTTATCTTCTTTAGCTGGTAAATTTACAATGGCACAAGAAGCGACTGTTGGTAACTTAAAAGCATTTACTTTTGATTTTTCTGCTTGGGCAAGTAACTCTAGTTATACTTATACTTTACCTGCTGCGAATGGTACAATAGCTTTAACAAGCAATCTTAGTTCTTATCTTCCATTAGCTGGTGGAATAATGACTGGAAGCATATTGTTAAATAATAATTTAGCTATATCTGGGCAATTATTTGGTACAAGTAGCTATGCTTCAATGATATCAATGAGTCCATCTAATAAAGTACTAATTGATAATAATAGTCAAGGTGTAATATTTGGTGGAACAATAGGTCAAGGTGCATATACTTATAATTTTCCATCTGCTAGTGGAACTTTAGCTTTATTAGAAAGTACTCAAACTTTTACAGGAACTAATACATTTAGTGGAAGTATTATTGCAGATGGAAGTGTTTTATTAAAGAATAATGTTACTTCTTTTTTAGCAGGATATGTCAATTTAGGTGGAATAGTAACAGGATATGGATTTAGTGTTGGATTACCAAATGGAGGAAGTCCATTAATAAATCAACTTATTTTTAATTCAGCAGCAGCTTATAATTACACATTCCCATCAGCCACAGGAACAATAGCTTTAACTTCTAACCTATCTGCTTACCTACCTTTAGCTGGTGGTACTCTTACTGGTGCATTAAGTGGTACAAGTGCTACATTTTCAAGTGATTTATCAGTTATTAATACAAGCAATGCTTTATTAAAAGTATATAGTAATACAACGAGTAGTCCAATAGCTGATATAGAATTAATGCGTGGCACAAATACAACTTGGGGTGCAGATGCATATACAGATTATAGAATTAGAAGTAGTGGTGGTGATTTAAGTATACAAAGTGGTGAATCAGCAGTTACAAGTACTAGAATGACCATAACCTCAGCAGGTAATGTAGGTATTGGTACAGGTTCATCTGTATCTGCTTATGGTTTTTTTGGAGTAGCAGGAAATGTTACTATATCATCATTAACAGGTGTTGTAGCAGGATTTTCAGATGCAGTTAATGGTACTACAAGACTATATGTACAAAGTGGAGTAAATGGTATTAATGTTGACCAAGCATTTGCAATTAGTACAGGTGGGGGTGTGCCTGTTGAAAGAATGCGTATTACAAGTGGGGGTAATGTTAATATTAATGGAAGTGGGTTTTCTGATGTTAAATTTTATGTAAAAGGAAGCGATGCAACAAGTTCAAATTATGCTGCTCTTTTTGTAAATGGAAGTGCTAGTAATCTTTTTAATATAAGAAATGATGGTGCAGTACAAGTTTTTGGTTCATTATCTAAAGGTTCAGGTTCATTTAGAATTGAACATCCTTTAGAATCATTATCAGAAACTCATCAATTAGTACACTCATTTATAGAAGGCCCACAAGCTGATTTAATTTATAGAGGTAAACTTAATTTAGTAAATGGTAAAGCGCAAGCCAACATAGATGAAGTATCAACAATGACAGAAGGAACATTTGAGGCATTATGTAGAGAAGTTCAATGTTTTACTACTAATGAAAGTGGTTGGGATTTAGTAAAAGGTAAAGTTATTGGCAATATTATTTACATAGAAAGCCAAAATTCTAATTCTACAAATGAAATATCTTGGATGGTAATAGGTGAAAGAAAGGATAAGCATATTTTAGATACTGATTGGACAGATGATAATGGTAAAGTAATAGTAGAGCCATTGAAACCAATAGAACCAATAGAAGAATTAAATGAAAGATTAAACAAAGCAGGGTTGTAGAAAATACTTATATTTGTAAAAAATAACTACTATGATACAACTTTCAGAAACCAACATTAAGGAATTAGAGGCTTATTTATTGGAAATCCCAGCAAAATTTGCTAACCCTATTTTACAATTTCTAGGCAAAATTGCACAAGAACAAAATCCTCCAATAGAGGAAGCAAAAGAAGTATAATGACTCCACATAGCAATCAAGCCGACTTTGGAATGGTACTGAGTATTACAAGTGCTGCAATAAGCATCGCAAGTATTCAACCTATTGTAACATTGTTTGGTAGTTTAGTTGCTATTGCATCTGGACTTTTCGCCATTAGATATTATTACAAGGCAGCTAAAAAGTTTAAGTAATGAGAGACATTGTAATTACTTTAGTGATTGCAGTAGTTCTTATCTTCATTTTTAACGGAAGGTACAACGGAAACGAACCTACAATAGTAACTCACATAGATACTATTTATAAGCACGACATAACAAAGAAATATATTAAAGGGGATTCTATCCCTTTTGTCGTTTTAGGTATTGATACAACCATTGTACACGATACTGTACGTATAGTTCAAGATTATGCGTACGTACGAGCCTATTCGGACACTATAAAGATAGATTCTAGCACTTTCATTATAAACGACACAATCAGCCAAAACAAGATAAAAAATAGGGGATTTTATGCCGATATAAGTCAAAAAACGATAAAAGTGGAAACCATTACGACAACACCATCCAAAAATGAGCTTTATTGGGGTATATTAGCCGATTTAAGGGCAATTGACAATAAAGTGGGCGTAGGAGTTGGTTTAGCTTTTAAAATGCCTAAAAAGGGCTTATTTACAATATCGGCTACTACTAATCAATATTCAATCGGATATTACAAAAAATTCTAATGAAACTACCAGTATCATATAAAGAGTTCGTTAAGCAGCCCATTGTGGCTACTTTATTCATTGTACTATGTGGAATATCGGCTTTGTATGTAGATGTAAGGTCAACATTCCAAGACCAAGCAAAGGCACAAAATGTAAGAATAGAAAAGGTAGAGAATAGATTAGATTTAGTACAAAACGCATTAAGGAAATCGGATTCATTAAGTGCGGTTTCTACTACTAAACTTCAAGTGCTAACTGACCTTAAAATGATACCAAAATAATGAGGTATTTATTATTCATATTTTTGTATGGTTGTAGTTTGACTGCTCAAGAGCCAAGTAAAGAACAAAAGATAGATAATGAGTTTCAATTATTGCTTAATAAAGTAAATGAAAACAATATTAATTCATCTTTAGTTCAAAAAGAGGCATCTAAGAAAGAAAAGAAAATAATTACTAATACGATAAATAATATTAACAATTTAAAAACTGAATTAAGTGAGGTTAAAGCTAGGTTGGATTCTATTACTATTGATACTGGAAGTTCATTCAGCTTATTGCCAATACCCAAGAAGTAAAAGAATAGGTGCTGATTCTGTTATAATAATAACTATTGACCAAGCAAATAACATAAACAACCTATACAAGAACTACAACGATTCAATTGTTAAATTAAATGATTCAATAATCAATTCAAACTTAAACTATGCAAAACTTAATAAAAAAATATTTGAGAAAACTGATTCAATCTATCTATGGAAAGTTAGGTATGAAGCTGCAAGAGAACTTACCAATTATAGAACCCAAGACCACGAAAAAGACGACAAAGCCAAAGAAATAGGCAAATACCTTTTAATCTTTATAATCATTTTACAATTTATAAAACTTTAAATATGGAATGGATAAAAAATTTACTTAGTGATGAAAGAGGAAGCATAAGCACTAAGAGAGTAATTGCTTTATTAAGTGCTTTATTTCTTTGTATTACTTTAATAGCTAATTCATTTAGTCATTTAGAAATAGCACCTAGTGATAAATTAGTGGATGCAGTAATGGTTATTTGTATTGCTGCAATGGGAACTACAACGATAGATAAATTCTCAAAATGAAACAAAAAGCAATCCTTAGAGTAGCCTTAGTGCTTTGGTTTGTATTATTAATATTCTTTATAATGGCAAGTTATGTTAAGTAAAAAAGCAATAGACCTTATTATTCAGTTTGAGGTTGGTGGCAGAGCATACTATGATAAGAAATTACAAAGCCCTATTTGGGCAGGTGGCGAATCAGGAATAACTATCGGAATGGGCTATGATTGTGGTTTTGTAAACGAAAAGCAGTTCTTTCAAGACTGGGGTAATATGCTTACACCTAACTTTTTAGAGCCATTAAGAAAGACTATTGGACTTAAAGGCATACAAGCCAAACAAATGCTAAGAGGGGAATTGATGCAAGTTAAAATATCATACAATACGGCATACGAAGTTTTCGTTAAGTGTTCAGTACCTAAGTATTTTAAGATGACTAAGAAGATATATCCAGAGTTAGAATTGTTAAACGAGGACACTCAGGGTGCGTTAGTTTCTATGGTTTACAATAGAGGGAATAAGTTAGAAGGGGATTCAAGGATTGAGATGAAGCGAATAGTAGAGATGGTTAAGAACAAAGACTATGATGGAATAGCAGAGGCAATAGAGAGCAGTAAGAGACATTGGGAAGGCAAAGGATTAGATGGTTTAGTAGTGAGAAGGGAAGCAGAAGCAGACTTGATTCGTGATTCGTTAGCATAACAAAAACCTAAAATATGGCAACTCCACAACTGCGTACAAAACGCAGGAGACTTTTCTTTGATATAGAAACAAGTCCAAATATCGGATTGTTCTGGGAGGCTGGATATAAAAAGAACATAGATTACTCAAACATTATTCAAGAACGAGCAATCATTTGTATTTGCTACAAATGGGAAGATGAAAAAGAAGTTTACTCTTTACAATGGGATTCTAAGCAGAATGATAAGACAATGCTTCTTAAATTTATTGAGGTGGCAAATCTATCTACGGAAATGGTTGGACACAATGGCGACAAATTTGACTTAGCTTGGATTAGGACCAGATGTTTATTTCATCATATCCCAATGTTCCCTAAGTATTTAACCATTGATACTTTAAAGGTGGCAAGACAAAAGTTTAGATTCAATTCAAATAGACTTAATTACATAGCAGATTTTTTAGGCTTAGGTCAAAAGATAAAGACCGAATATTCATTGTGGAAAGACATTCTTTTACACAAGGATAAAATTGCTATGGAAAAGATGATTAAGTATTGCAAAAAGGATGTTATTTTGCTAGAGAAAGTATTTGCAGAATTAAAGAATCATATAGAGCCTAAGACACATTACGGAGTTGTTTTTGGCGAGGATAGAGGAACTTGCCCTGAGTGTGGAAGTGATGATTTAATAAAAAATAATAAAGTAGTAACTGCTACTGGATTAACAAGGATTCAATATAGATGTAATACTTGCTACAAATATCATAGTAAAACCGATAAATAAAATGAAAATGCCTAAGAATTGGAATAAACTTAATTTAAGCGAACAGGAAAGCTGGTTAGTAAAGAAGTATCAAGAAATGATTAGCGAAGTAGAATCAGTTTCTAAGATGTTAGCCAAGATAAGAGGTGGCAATAGAATCGTAGTTAAGGAGATTGAAAGACCAGATGAAGCCTTGCTGAAAGCGTGAGAATCAAAATCATATATCGTAAACTTGGTAAGGAACAGGCTTACGGCATATCCTCTAGTGATGGGGTAATAGAGATTGATGAAAGGCTAAAAGGTAAGAAGCATTGTGAGATATTGATTCACGAGATATTACATTTACTAAACCCAAAGGATGATGAAAAAACCATAATTCGCAAAAGTGTAACTTTGACTAAGATTCTGTGGAATGAAGGCTATCGTAGAGTAGATGATACAAACGATGAGCCATTACAGGATGGGTCAATGTAAGGTTGTTTTTTCTTGTTCATAGGTTCTCCCTAGCCCTAAAAAGCTGGGGAGTTTTTATTATATTTGTATTTAGATATACTAATGGTTACGGAGGTGCATTTCTATGCTGCCTCCCTTTTTTTTACTTTGCCCTACCTTGATAGGTATAACCCATTACAGATAAAGCCTTATAAAGTGTACCAGTAGTTATTCTACCTTGAGCATCTCTGCGTTCCATATCCATAACACCTTGTTTTGTAATACCTAGTTTTTCGCCAAGTTCCTCCATACTCAAATTGTTTTCAAATCTAGTTTGCTTAATTAAACCTATTGGACTAATCTTATCTTCAGATAAACCATACTTCCACATTAAATCTTTATCTAATGTTTCAACAAATCTATCTATTTCATCATTATAGAAAAACCATTCTCCATTAGATGCAAGATGTTTAAACTTATCGTGATAATTCTTTTCATCAATTTTATCTCCTTTAATTAAGGCTAAAACATCTAGTTTAACTGGACTTCCGTTTTGTAATTGGTATAATCTCTTTTTAAATCTGGTTGTGTACCCAATTTTAACATAATCAGATTGTTTAATAAAATAAACCATAACTTTACTTTTTAGCAAATATACGCAAAAGTAAAGCAATAACTTTGGGAAAGTAAAGCCCACAGTTTACCATAATGTCCCTTAAAAGTAACATAACAATAGCTATATGTTCCTTTAATGACACATTGTTATAATTTGGATATCACAATTTGTGATGTTCACGAATCCGTGAAAGGTTTAAAAATGTGAACACTTGCGTAGTTTGACTACCAACAATTAACAAATTTTGTTACAAGTCTATATAAATCAGTAGCATATTTGCCCTAATTCCATTACAACATTTTACATATTGTACCTAAAACATTGTACAATGTTCCCAATTTGGTTACAAAGTTCGCTAATAGTAAACTTATCAATCACAAAAGTTACCTAATAAAGCAACTTTGAGCCGTAAATGACTGATAATTGGCTCATTTATGACCTATAAATACCTTTAACATAACTTTAACTAAAATAATTTAAATAATTTTTGGTTAGTAATGTAATCTTTGTTTATCTTTGTGAAACAAAAGGGAATTAACCCAATTGCAAAAACCATTAATTATGAACACTTATCAAATTACAACAAAACAAGTAGTACACAATGGATGTTTATTTACTGAACTTTACAATGTATCGGAATATGTAACTATTAAAATCAATCCAATGGGAGGTACTTTTACAAGTGGAGAAAGTGAAATATTTGTAAAAGAAAAAACTGAATATTATATTAACCTTTTAGATTTTGTTCAAAATAATTATTAAAAAAAGATAGGGATGCGACTACTCAACGCATATTTTAAAACAACCATTATGAAAACACTATTAAGCCTCAACACAAACTTTTATCCCTACAATGGAAACTTTATCCCACAAGCTGGGGACAACATTTTCTTAGACTACTCAATAGAAGATACCAAGTTCTTTGTTGTAAAGTTTAGGACTATTGACCTAGCAAACAATCAAATCATTATCTCAATTGAAAAAATCTAAATTATGACAGACCAACAAAACAAGAATTTTCAGGCAATCGTTATTTTAATCTTTGTCTTTATTGTAACAGGAATCTTACAAAACATTTAACCTTATGAAAGTAGAAAAAAAAGAAGTAGTCTGCATCCGACTACCAGAATCAATCAAAAAGAAAGTAGATGCCGAAGCTAAAAAGATGTACTTAGCACCAAGCAAATTAGTATCAATTATCGTACAAAAATATTACGAATCTAAAAACTAAACTATGCAACCATTAATCTATCAAGGAAAACAACTTAAACTACACCAGAGAGCAACTTGCCTCTTGGAACTATTAAAGAAGGCACAATCAAGGCAATCTAGCATTGAAACCGACCTTATTAAATGGAGAGGAGCAACTTGGGACAATCCTATTAAACTAATGAACAGGTACGAAGATGACTACCTTATTAAGATTGCTAGGATGAACCAAATTCAAAAGAGAATCTTAAAGTCTTATCACTTCCTGATACTGGACCTTTACGAGATTACCGAAGATTTTATGTTACCAATAAACCTTTTACATTTTTAAATATGAGTTACATAGACAATACCAAATCGCAATTATTACGAGAAAACTACATTTTAGAGGTAGAGAATGAAATGCTTAGAAACCAAATTAAAAAAATTAAACTAGAAATCAATGAATTACTGGGCAATACCAAGTCAAAAGGAGAGCAGACTGACAACGAAGGAAATGATAAAGTATTCTGAAACAATTATAGATAAGATTGCAGAATATTACAAGATACTTCCTAAGGACATAAAAGGCAAAAGCCGTAAAAGGCATTTTGTAAAAGCAAGATTTATAGCAATGTATTGTATAAAAAATAACACAACTTTAACATTGAAGGCAATTGCAGATATGGTAGGCAGAGACCACACTACAATTATCCACTCTTTAAAGACTATACAAAACACTTTAGACTTGCATTACGATACGGATTTAAAGGATGAATTAAACGAAATAAAAAGATTAATATAAATTTTTGTTATTCACAAAATAGTCTTATTTTTAATTATTATTTACCAAAAAACCATAGTATGATTAACTTACAAACAAACTCACT